CTCTTCTTCTTCATAGATGTTAAAATCCATTCCGCCTAATACTTTAACCCATTCTTTAGCATGAGCTTCTTTATAAGCTTTAAGATCCTTCTCAGTATCATTAATGAAACCATGTGGTGTCATAATGATTTTACCTCTTGTGGTAATACCATTGATGTGGTTTTTATCAATCTGAATGTTTGTACGTTTAGCAAATTCAACTTGTTTACTATCTTTAATAGCTTTAATTTTGCTAGTTCCAGCATTTGATACGTTACCAAAGGTAATAACAAATGTTGCGTCAAACCACATTGCAAAACCACCTTTATTCATAAGTTTTGGTTGTCCCATTGGAACTTCAGCTTTAGCTGTCCATACCTTATTAACACAAACCAGAGTATTTGTATATGGTGAACTTTCTTTACGTGATAATACTATTCTTTGATTTACACCATTACCAAATTGAGTTGACATTGCACCTGCGTTCCACTCATTGTTGTTTTTATTTGAACGAACTGATAATTCACAAGGTACTGAACCAATACTATCCCATAAGAATAATAAATCAAATGGTAAGTTACCTTTTTTCTGTTCGTCTAATAAATCTAAAATGAACGCTGCTACATCTTCAATTGTATGTAATGATTCACGGTCAACATAAATGAAATTACCTTCATAACTAGTAACTTCGCCGGTTGTTGGATCCGGTACAGGAATAATTTCTAATCCCATTTGTACTGCGTGTTCCCAATTCCACTTCATCTCAGTAACAATAAATACAGGTAATGTACCTACTTTTTGAGCAGAAACTGCTGCTTCAATCATTGCGGTTGTTTTACCTGTATCACTGTGACCTCGAAGTAACACAATGTGACCGGCAGGAATACCGGGCACAGAGGTTATTTCTTGAAATGCAGGGCTAAGGGGAATCCACTTTTGTTCTTTGAACTTTGTGTTCGCAGACAACATCTTTTTTTCCTTGAATTTATTCAAGTCGAACTTACTTCTAAGCTCAGAAGACACTGCCGCTGTCAGCGATGCTGAATTTTTACCTTTTGCCATATATAACTAATTTTTATTTTGTGATTATTCGTCGTCGAACATAGCATCAAATTTGTCTGCTTTGCTCACTGGTTTTTTAGCTGTGTTTAAGCTATAATTTGCTTTTTTAGGAGCTGGATCTTCCCAAGGTAAATCACTTGTTGGTTCTTTTTCATCATCGATAATTGAACCTTCTTCTGGAGCTTCATCTTCAGGATTTAACCATTCTTGTAGAGCTTGTTTCATCTCATCATAAGAATATTTCTTGAAGATTTCCATTGGGTTAGGTTGGTTTTCTAACAATGATTTAACCAATGTTTTGTCATCTGATAACTGTGTTTGTTTTGTACGTGGCATAATAGTTGTTTTATTATACGCAGTACCAGTTACTTCAGGTCCTACTGTGGTTAAAGTAATGTCTCTACCTTCAGCGATGTCAGTAAAATCACCTACATCTTCATTGTCTGCAAGGTTCAAGAAATCCATATACAATTCTTTACCGAACTGCCATAATTTGACACCGTCACTTTCTTGGCCATGTACTACTACTGGGGCAAATACACGCATTTTTGGTTCTAATTTCTTAGCCAAACGCCAGTTGTCTTTGTCACTTGTTTTACGAAGTTCTTTAGCAAATTCTACAATTGGATCTTTTTCACCCCAGTTCAATGGAGAGATCATTGCTTTGTTTCCGATAGTATAGTGAATTAATACTTCGGTAAATGGGTTTTTCTTATTGTACTTGTTTGGTACAACGCGTACGGCTTGTTTACCGATACTTGGTTTAAAGAATACTTGTTTCTTTTCACCGCCTCCGTTTCCTTTGGAGTTTGACTGCATTGCGTTCAGTCTCGATTTGATTTCATTTAAATCCATAACTATTCTATTTTTATAACATTAATATAATAACCTATTTTGGCTAAGCCAAGTTTATTTGAGCTTTCTTTCGAAAGCTCTTTTTATTTTAATTTTCTTCGGGATAAATTTCTTTGGCAAATGACTTACCTATGAGAAAATCGTCACCGCTTACTCTAATCCATTCTTTTTGAACATCATCCGGATTTTTTTGGATTCGTTGTGTTCCGGTTTTTGGCTCACGTACATTATATCTAGAAGCCGTTTTAGATGAATATCTTGAATTAGGAGTAATTTTATAATCAATTGTATAATATTCAGGAGTATTGTCTACAATTGTAAATTCAATTGAAGATCCAGTAGCGCCTCTGTCTACTGATTGACCACCATATACTTCTTCAGCTTCGTTCAATGCATATTTTCCATCCATTTCATTTTTCAAAAAATCAAATACTTGATCCATATTTGTTTTTGCTTCAGAAATATGATCGTCAGCCCAATCGTGACCATTTTGAAGAATACTATCAACCATAGCCGGATCCATCTCCATCATCATTTCAATTTGTCTTTTCATTTGTTTTAAATTTGAAAAGAACATATAATTTTCTAAATCCGCTTCGTTTAATGATAATTCATTCATTTCTTTACCTGGAAATTCCTTGTTATATTGTGCAAAGAATTTATCAAAGTCACCAGCGCTTTTGCGTGGTTCATTATCGCTCCAATCTTGCCAGCTTGCATTGCCCTGACGTTGCCAAATCAACGGAGAACCAATGTGGTTTCCGTGGTATACAAACACCGGTGGATATTGTGATCCGTCATCAAAAACAAACGATACGATTGTTGCATATCGTTGATTAATGAACCTTGGTAAAGCCATCTTAACTGTTGACTTAGGGAAGCGATTCCACACCTTTGTAATCTCCTGAGGATCACCTCCAATACCATAAGGGTACATCTTTTTATCAAGATACTTGAGGATCTCAACAGCGGTGTTTACATCGGGGATAACAATGCTATCGCTTACTTTATATGAGTCATCCACCTTGCCGCCATCGGCAAATGTTTTATCAGGGAATGCTGCCTTGACATCGTCAATAGTCAGCTTTTCCCAATCGTCCCCTTCACGTAGTATTTTAGCTTCGTTTAATTGAGACTCAGTAACCAAACCCGCCAATTTTTGCATTCTCTTAAATTCGTTCATTGTATTCTATTTATACGGTATAAATATTATAGCTCTACTATCTTGTAAATCTTAGTATTCAATTGTTTCAATTCGTTATGGTTAGTTAACAACACACAATTTCTGTAATGTTGCCAGTCAATAACAAACTTAGGATTTACAACGCCACCATTTAATTTTTTAATCAATTCATTTAATGCGTTGATTGTATATAAAGTATTGCTTTCCTTTTTTCTATGAACCAAGATAGTATTATCCGGAATGTCACTAACGTTGCCTTGCTCAACATTATATGTAACTACGTACTCATCAGTACTCTTAATATAAAGTACAAACATCTTGTTGTACATTATCGTATATGAATTTGTTATACTCTCTACTAATGGATCGATGCCATCTAAGGTAGTAAAGCTACAAAATAATCTATTGTTCAATTCTGTAATATTTAATAGGTTAAAACTTTCGTTTAGATTCTCCCAATAAATATTACGCGGCTTATTCAAAGTCGTAATCTGTTCCATATTTATATTTTATTTGCAGTCCTCTAGAACTGAATATCTCTTTTAAATCGTTAATAATGTCTTCTTCTGTATTGTCCAAGTCAAATAGGAACGCATCGTAAGTATAAAGCACCAACTTTGTATTTTTACCTCTTAAAACCTTAATTATATCCCCAATGATACGACTGTTGTTTACGGTCTCCAAATTTTGTAAAAAATAATTAAACAACTTTTGCGGATTCATATCACCCAACCTATCCTTATAAAAATACTTACCCGAATTCGGAACCATAGCCCAACCAAGCGTTTCAAAATGTTCCCAGATCTTATCTATATATTCCTGTACTTTAATGAAAAAATCCCATTGTTTATAGTCCGTATATATTCCTCCGTATAGTTGTTTAAACATCAGCTCCTTCGCTTGTTTTACTTCAACACCAGCATATTCAGCAAATGCCTCATAAATCGGTTTATCGAATTTATATTCAACAAGTTGCGCTACTATATTTGGGTGATAGGCGGAAATATCGATTTCCATAAATCGATCATGTTCCGGTATGAACGCTTGGCGGCAGCCGTTGTCTTTGTTTAGAGCCGCGAAATTAACGCCGTTAAAACTATTTGAGGGGCGTCCGGTTGTAGTATGTAAGTTATATTGTGTATAAATCTTACCGTCTTTAATATTAAATGACTCATTTGTAGGTTTAAAGTATTGCTTAAATAATGTTTCATCTATTTTAATACCGTTTTTTTCAATAAATAAAAATGAATATGCTAAGACATCATTTGTTTTATGAGTTAGTGTACGACAATGATCCTTTACTTGTTCAAATATAACTTCGCAACGTTGGTAATGTTTAACTAGCGGTATAATGCGGTTTATGTCAAGTCGCGAAGAATACGTATTATAAAAATGTGTGTGAACTTGTGTTGTGGGGTGTATATACGTAGGAAGGGTGTGTGTAATGTCTAAGCTGCTTTTAAGTTGAAAATAATATAAAAACGTTTTCTTGTCTCTAACATATATTTCGTCAAAACTTTTAAGCACTTGATTTACGTGTTT